GAAGTTTTCATCAACTATCATCCCACCAGTCAAAAGTAGATCTCCACCAGGATCTTTGATTTCGCGAGTTTCCCAATGATGCACTTCTGTCAGTTCTTTCTCAGTATACTTAGCAGAGAGATATTCATAAAAATCTCCCTGTGTAACAGGCCATTCATTTCGAACATCTAGAATATTATTAGATAATAGGATTACCCAGTCTAAATCTGCCCTTCCATACATTTTTTCAGCAACGGTATCTGGTCTATCATCACCTACAATCGTAAACTGACCAAAAGTAAGAGCATTACGAAATAGATCTTCCCGAATCTTAGCACGACGGAAGATATTTTTGACTTTTACGTAATCGGTGCTGGAAGTACGACTGTCGGTAAACGACTGGAGCAGTAGATCTGAAAACTGGTCGAAGTATGCCATTAGAATCCGATGTCTTCGCTGTTTAGAGGTTCTATACCTTTGACTGGGCTACCAAAATCTTGGAACATATCTTGGAGTGATGGATCCTTACCATCATCCGCATCATAATCTTGAGCAAAGATTGGTGTTAACTCCGTAAAATTGAGTGTCATTGATGACAAAACGGGTTGAGATCCTGCCTTCGAATCTTTATATGACTGATACTCCCCTTGTGGAGCAAAGTTAACCGTGCACTCGGTTAATGCACAAATTTTGAATATATTTAGACCACGAATGCGTTCATTTCCAGTTCTATAACGAATCCGGAACACATCAGGAGAACCGAGGAAGATTAGATCGTTATTTTCTCCTCTTCTTGGCATCATTCCACGTCTGAAAAATCTCATGATTCTTCTAACTTCTGTTGCTTCTGCTTCACCATTTGGAGCAAACTCAAAGTTAAACTCAAAATCTCTTAGTTTAGGACCATTGAATAGAAGTTCTAAGTTTGGGTTGATTGCATTACCAGATGCACGAGCAATAAACTGGTTAGGATCAACGTTAATGCCAATTTTACCTAGACCATATTTTGCAGCAAGTGCTGTTAATAGTGTTCCTGTTCCACCAGTTGTACCTGTCGTACCAAGGATACTAGCAGCACCGCTAAGTAGATCGTTCGCCAGTTCCTTTGTTGCACCGAAAAAGTTACCCTGTAGAAGCGGTTGTGCCGCATTGGTTGCAGTGTTAAAGGCAGCAGCAGTAAAAGCGTTCGCACTATCTGCACCCCAGTTCACTCCGTTTGTGAAGGCGAGCTGATTTGGGATTGGTAGTTTTACTAGTCCACGAAACTCTGAGATATTATTATTCCTTCGAAGACCGTTAATTAGAAATCCTGAAGAAACATTACTACCACGACCAGTTGCTGATCCAAACATGTTCTCTTGTGGAGGACTATAACTAAACATCTCAATGATCATATGATCTTGAGAAAACTGGGGTTGATTGTAGGCATCAATCGGATATTTTAACGCTTTTGCTTTATCAAAATCCGGTAGTGCAGGCGCTGAACTGATAACTCGTTTTGGATCAAATCCTCCCAAAGCCATCGTGGCAATTGGTTCTCTCTTCTGAGTTGCAAGCGGAGCAGGTGGAGTAAAGTTCGGAGCTTGTGGAGTTCCGGGAATATAAGGTACAGTTGCAGTCCAAACTGCACCTTGACCAGATTGATTAGCGTACTGGTTTGCTTCGGTTGCTAGTCCTAGGCTGTTGACTTGTGCCTTTAACATTGATAGACTTATCTGAAAATCCTGTAGGTAACCACTGGATTTTGCAAGTTCTTTAAACTTGGCATCGCTAGGTTCAAAGACATTAGCGGGCGTGCTATCGTCGAAGATGGCAAATGGTCTTAAAAAGTCTTTAGTGGTAAGACGATAGAATCCACTATACTTTCTTCCCCTATATTCAAACTGAAACTTTTGATAGGGTCTATTTTGAATGAAAGTGTTCATTTGTAGATGCTCCTACCACTGATGGAGATTTCTGCACCCCCTAGATTTCTTACAAACTCTTCAGCGGGCAGCAGTGCCGCTTTTTCCCATTCTGATGCTGCCACGTCTAAAAACAAACTTCTAACATTAGATTTCAAGTATTTATGGAACCCCGCCGACCCGAAGAGGAACCCTTTGTAATCTCCGACTCCGGACTCCTTGATCTCCCGGATATACTCTATGATTCCTACGCGATCCTTTGGTTTATAGTAATGTATATTGGTACCGAAGAAGACCTCGTTCTCTTCGAGAACCATGACGACTAAAGGAGATTTGTCGTAATATGGAAGTTCTTGAGCAGTTTTTGCTTCGTATCTAAACATCATAAGATTACCGACTGTGATGTCGGATGTCATCTCTGATTCTGGTAGTTGGGATTTAAATTCCAAGTTCTTTTTCGGTGAAGATTTGAAACTCCCATAATCTATCTTCGCAGTAGTCTTTTGCTGCTTTCCACTTTGCCTGGTTCTTGGCGTATTCGTAGACCTCAGCAACGTATTGCTTAGTCCGTGTTTTCTGTTTTCGTGGTTCTTTTACTTGTTTCGCCGGTTTGATTTCTATCAAACTTTCTTTCACTTTCCCACTTCTATCAGCATATTTGATGTAAAAATCTGGGAAATATCTATGGTACTTATTATCTATGGGAGACTTATACGGTATGACAATCTCTTCAGATGACCACTTTAGAATACGTTCATTCAAGTCACAATATCTCATAAACTTAAGTTCCCATAGAGATCGATAAACAATGCCCGTAGGATCACCTTTGTATTTTTGGGGGTGAGACGGTTTAAACTTCCCCTTGTATGACATACATAGTATATAAATATCGACTATTTAGATGTCAGCGGAGAACAACGTCCCAAACATCATGAACTCTGGTAGATATAGACTACCCACGGAGGTTCTGCTTAGCGGCGGGACTGAAGGTGGTATTGGAAATATCATTCCAGCGTATACTAATACGTATGATGTTTATGTTAAGTTTAATACCGCTAATGGAAAGTTAGTGGAGCATATTAAAAAGCAAGGATTCGAGAGTGGTGGAGATATTGGGTCGTATCTTTCGCTATTTTGTAGTGAGGCAGTATTGCCAGGATCCTCTATTGAAACACAGGAGATTTCTGGTCTCCGTCAAGGTGTAAAGACTTCATATGCAACATACAGAGCACATCCACAGATCAATCTGACATACTATACTCAAAAAGATTACTATACTAATGCAGTATTTGATGGTTGGATGGATTTCATCTCACCAGTAAACTTTAGTAATAAAACTACGGTGGGCAATAGTATTGATGACGGTAATGCATATATTACCTCATCGCTCAATGATGCTGCAGCATATCGTAGAATGAGATACCCTGAGGAGTATAAGTGTGAGATGCAGGTTTCTGTTTTTCCTAACGAATACTTGAATAGGGGAGATCGACTTAAGGAGATTAGTATTAATGCTGCGGAGTCTTCTACTCCATCTACGATGACATATTTTATCAAGAATGCTTTCCCGACGAATATCGTGTCTGCACCGCTTGAATATGGAGATGCGGCACTGTTAAAAACAACAGTTACCTTCGCCTATGACTTCTATGTTACTCGAAGATATAAGGCTCAGACTAACCTATAAATATATCACTGACGTTAAATATTATGCCACTACCAAAGGTTTCTACACCTTCATATGAGTTGAAACTCTTGTCTACAGGCAAGAATATTAAGTACAGACCATTTCTCGTTAAGGAAGAAAAAGTTCTTCTGATTGCTCTAGAAAGTGGTGATAAAAAGCAGATTAACTCTGCGATTAAAGATGTACTTAAGTCATGCATTTTATCTCGTGGTGTCAAGGTTGATGAACTTCCTACGTTCGAACTAGAGTATCTTTTCCTGAACATCCGAGGAAAATCTGTTGGCGAATCTGTAGAACTTATTGCAGTTTGTCAGGATGATGGTGAAACTCAAGTTCCTATTAAGATCAACATTTCTGATGTTGAGTTGATCATCCCAGAAGGTCATACTGATACCATTGATCTTGGTGAAGGACTGTTCATTCAGTTCAAATATCCATCAATGCAGCAGTTTATCGATAATAACTTTGCAATCTCTAAAGAGACTGATAAAGAAGTAATCGATCAAGCATTTAAATCTGTTGTTGCATGTATCGATCAGATCTATACTAAAGACGAGTCCTGGTCTGCAAGTGATTGTACCGATAAAGAGTTGACTTCTTTTATCGAGCAACTAAACTCAGCACAGTTTAAGGAAGTTGAAAACTTCTTTGCAACAATGCCTAAACTGTCTTATACAACTAACATTACTAACCCTAATACTGGGGTTGAATCTGTGATTGTTGTTGAGGGTTTGTCTAGTTTTTTCGCGTAATGCTATATCATAATAGTCTTGATGAATACTTCGAGACTAACTTTGCTCTCCTACAGTATCATAACTGGAGTTTGACAGAGATTGAAAATCTCATGCCCTGGGAGCGGCAGATTTACATTAACTATCTTATGAACTACCTTGAGAAACAACGTCTGGAAGTAGCGCAAGCACAAAATGCCTAGGATTACTGGGGATGTAATTCCAAAATCTAAACTGTTTCCGATGGCGGATCCTGAACGCCAGGAACGTGCTATTCTTCCTCTTCGTAAGAGGATGTCGCTTGCTGCAGAAAAGTTAGAAGGTATAAAGAAGAAAGAGTCAGAAGAAGTATCTCCTAAGACGATCCGTGAGATTGGTAGGGTCGTCTTAGAGATGGAGAAAGTTAATGGCAATCTAGAAGCAATCGAAAAAAGAGTTGCCCTAGACATTAAAGCTAAGAAAGAACTATTTGATAAGGAAAAGAAACTTATCAAGGATGAAGAGGAAGAAGTTAAGAATCTCCGTGTAGGATTGTTTGATTTAAGATCTAAAATTGCCCTGATTGCAGGAGCAGCAGCATTTAAATCCTTCAGTGAAGGTAAGGTTGGGCAAGGATTCCAAAACCTGGGTGTTGCTGGTTTGTCGATGGCACCAGAGATTCTGGAAAAGGGTGCTGGTTTTGGGTTGGGCGCATTGGGATTACGTGGTATAATGGGGGGTGCAAAACAAAACGTTGGTGCAAATCCCACACCATTGACAGGGACCACCAACAATATTGGGAGATCCAAAATGAAATTGCCGCGACTTCGTGGTAGAGCTGGTGTCGCTTTAGGTGCGACTGCATTGCTTGGGGGACTTGCCCTAGGTGGTGCTCCTGCTGATGCAGCAGAAGACAGACTAACAGAACTAACAAGAAGAGAAACAGGTCAATCACTTATTGCAGAACCAGATGTTGAACGATTTAATGGATTGATTGACAAGTTCAGTGCAATCCTTGATCGATTCATTCCGATCAATAAGAAAGAAAGTGCAGATAAACTCAACGACGAGAATGCTGATTTAAGAGGGAGACAGATACGTA